ATTCTAGAATAAATATATGGAGAAGTATTATAAATAGAAGTCCAAGTTGAACCCGAATTTATAGTTTTATAAATATGACCATCTCTTGCTGATCCGATTAAAACTGATCCAGCTGATGATATGGACATATATCTAAAATAATAAGCACCTAAAGAAGCTGACCAAGTAGCACCCACATCTGTAGATTTATATGTTGCATCTCCCCCACTATATTTACTAGAATACAACATAGAAAAATCATTATTACAACCTATAGCAGTTACTTTTGAGAGAATGGACAATGCACTAAAACTATCCCCAGAATTAGTTGAAATTAATCCGGCAGTATTTCCACCTGACATGGAATATGTTATGGCTATTTTTGTGCCATCATAGCTAATGCAAGCCATATTAATAAGAACTGCTCCAGTTACAGTCTTTCCACTCCAATTAATTCCATTATTTTTTGAAACATAAAAAACATTACCAGTAGTTTTAATTGCCACCATAACATTTCTACTGGAAGAAGATTTTATTTCATACCAAGTAGTTGAAGGAGAATCCCCTGCAACAGCCCAACTTAAACCTGAATCATTAGATATTTGTATAGTATTAGTTCCAGATGTAACTGCGGCTAATAATAACCCATCGGATGAAGTTACTAAACTACTCCAACTTTTATTTACTCCAGTATCATGCCAAAGCATAAATACCTCTATACTGCATACATAAAATAAAGAACTCCATTACCATACCCAGAAGCTGCTGGTGGAGCTCCTGATCCGTACAATGCCGATGTAAATCCACTATATCCTGACTTTCCAGAATATCCCGAAACCCCCGACCCAGAATAACCAGATCTACCACTAAATCCAGATTTTCCTGAATATCCTGATGTTCCTGGATTATCTCCACTATACCCACTAACTCCTAAACCTGAGTAACCCGACAACCCAGAATATCCAGATCTTCCACTATACCCCGAACTTCCAGGGTTGTCGCCCGAGTATCCACTAGCCCCACGCATTGCACCCGCACTAACTTGGATCCAGTGATCTCCTGCAGAGGTACCTGCAAACAGAGTGTCATCTACAGTATTCATGAGAAGCTTGACAGATTCAAAACCAGAATAGTTATCTTGATCTACAAAATTTGCCAAACCCTTATATCCACTATACCCTGATCTTCCTGAGTACCCGCTGAAAGCAACTTCTCCATTCAGACCCGACAAACCAGAGTATCCTGAATCTCCACTATATCCTGAATCTCCTATCCCAGAATATCCTGATACTCCAGAACCCGAATAACCAGATACTCCAGAACCTGAATATCCTGAAATCCCACTATATCCTGATCCTCCAATATATCCAGATATCCCTGAATATCCGCTCAATCCTAAGCCAGAGTAACCAGACACTCCTGAACCTGAATATCCTGAAACTCCCGATCCTGAGTATCCTGAAATCCCACTGTAGCCTGATAACCCTGAATATCCCGACTGTCCTGAATATCCAGAAATACCACTATATGCAACCTCTCCATCTAAGCCACTATATCCTGAAATACCTCGACAGCCCTGGTCTCCTTTTACACCTTGTAAACCTGAGTATCCTCGTTCTCCTTTGTCACCAGCCTCTCCTGATGCTCCTTGGATCCCTTGGTAGCCTCGAGGTCCTATAGCTCCTTGAGCACCTTGAGTTCCAGACCCCGCAACACCCTGTACTCCTTGATATCCGCGAGGACCAATAGGACCTTGATCTCCCTTTTCGCCAGAGTACCCGCTAAATCCGCTGTATCCTAATGTTTCTGGAGCACATTCTGCCATATATTTTACCTGTTATAATTCCGGAAAAACTAATGTTACTTGATCTCCACTACCCCGCCTATATACCCAATAAACTGCGTTCCCATTAGAGGTATCTATCCATATAGCTAACTGCCCATTGACAGTTAATACGGGCTGTGTAGCCTGACTATACGTCAAAATGGCTCCACTATACCCCGATTGCCCACTATAACCACTGGCACCTAAACCAGAATATCCAGAAGCCGATGATCCAGAATATCCACTATACCCTGAACCATTAGACTCCCCAGAGTACCCCGAAAATCCACTATACCCAGAATACCCATATCCACTGTATCCTGAATACCCATCCCCTGACAGAGTGGTCTTAATAGATTGGAACCACTTGACCCATGGTAGAGTAAAATGTTTTGAGCCATCATCAAGCTCGGTCTTTATAGGAGCATCATCTATCATTTTGTCTCTTTACTTGCGTCAATTGTGGCTCCAACAAAAACCCACTTTACTGGATCAGTTACCGTTACTCTAAATACTCGGTCGCGGCTCATCCCGAGCCTGCAAAAATTAACAAGTGCTCGATACTGACCTTGTTTACCAACGCTAACCCAGTACTCGTTAGACCAGGTATAGCCGCCATCATCGCTCCATTGCAACATGATCCGAGGATTAACGCCATCCTGATTTAGAGTATATGTACCGTCCTTATAGACTATGCGATCGTTAACACCTTTACGGTTTATTTGAAAATTTGTCGTCTTCCAAACTATCGGAAACTTATTTACAGGTTCGGTATCAGGAGCTCCACCAGGAACAAATGTACTCTCCTTAAATACCAATTTATCATTGGTACTCTTGTTACAGAGTTCCGTAGTGGCTACATCAAATACTAAATCGTATAGACCCATGACAAATCCTTATGGAGGAGTTGTGCCCAGCTCAAAAAAGAAACTACCACGTACATCTTTTGTCCCTGATGCTGCCCATTCGGAATTATTAAACTGTTTATGGATCTCAATAAACCCATCTATATTAGCTATAGTGCCAAGATACTGCGTACCTGTATCAAGGTTACAGCTTATACCTAATATGTAATAATTACTCTTACATGTCCAGGGTAAATAGAACCCAGCACCAGTAGTGTTAGATTCTCCACGGATATAGTAAGTACAAAAAACAGTAGTACCTACGAGCTTATAAAAAATTTCTTTCGCTTCATACGTAGTCCAACCCTCGGGGTATGCATAATCAGAGTAATCAGTCCAAGGAGTGTTAGCTATATCCCCATTCCCATAAAACTTTACTCCCGCGTTATCATTATTTACCACTTGTAAAACGATCTCATCAGCAGCTAACGCAGTTACTCCCGTACCGGATTTTTTTGTACCCTGTATCCGTACCGCAGGTGTGGTATCAGCAGGATCAGCTAATCCCAAAACACCATTGATATTGATGCCAGGAAAATCGGCTATGCCTATCCCTGTAACAATAGGAGATCCAACGGGTGTAGACCCATCCACCTGTACCGACAACTGCAGGGCATCCGTAGCCGCCATCTGGGTGGTGATGTCATGCAATGCTGCAACCTGATAGAGGCCAACCTTATTTTTAACCGACATCTTATCATTGGCAGGATCGTAGGTACAACCAGCATCTATACTGAGCTCTGATACGTTTGTAATATCTCCCATTGTAAACCTCTATGTTAAAAAGTTATACTTCAACTTCTTTTGGATTCTCGATTTGTCTAAATAGATTCCGTGCAAAATACCAGGAATCTGGACGCTGATCAGCCGACTTTTCAATCGCGGGGATCAAAAAATCCTTTAAATCTGACGGGCTGATTTTAAAGCCCTCTATCCCATCAGTTATGCGTTCGATCTCATCCACCATATCATAGCAGGTGTTCAACCTTCGAGTGTCCTTCTGGGCGTTGGCTGCGATCATAAATAAATTTTTAAGGACAGCAATCTCAACATCCCTGACTCTCCAAAATGTCCCATCTTCCTTTAATGCTTTTGACATTAAGGCACTTCCTGCTAGCTCAATAACCAGTAATTTGGCCATTGGTAATCCTTTCGATCTCAGCTGTTAAGCTGGTTCAGAGTACGTTAAATATGTAATCAAACCGTTTTTGAACTGCATGTAATATGTACCACCAGATGCATCATAAAAGTACATTTCATTTTTTGCTGCGTCTTTTGTACCTATTGTCGCTTTCTCTTGTCCAGTGCCAGTCGAGTTACTTATACCTGCGTAAGAATCCGACGATAAATATCCACTCGCCTGCACTGTACCAGTAATTATTAAGCCAAGTTTTGAAAGTGTTAGTACCGCAGATGCACCAGCAGATACTGACGCACACTGCATGATTATCAAGCCACCGTTATATGTCGCTCCTGCAGACCCATCCTGTAACATATATATGGCAGTGGATAGCGTACGAGCAGACGATGTATTAACTCCATACCCTGTGATAGCTCCATAGACATCACCACCTGCTGTCTCTACCAATGATCCGAGAGTAGCCCCTCGAGAAGCTTTCATATTAATATGCGTAGCCTCTGCACCTTCTCCTGCACTGCTTAAATAGCCGTGTATATCAAGTAAAGCGCAAGTTGTACCATCACCAACTTTACTTATGAGCTGTGACCCGACTATATCCAGAGGATACGTGGGAGTGTTATGGCATATACCCACGCAATCGTTTGATACTTTTATATAGAGAGCATTCTCGTTATTGTCAGTCTCGACTCGGAAATTGTAATTACCGCCATCCTCGTTAGCCACGAATCCTTTTTCTACAGTTAATCCAAGATTACAAACCAGTTCCCCTACTTCTCGTATACGTACCGATTCCAGCAATAAACTCCCTGCCCCTTGTACGTAAAATTTCATTATACCCTTGTTAGGAAACTCTCCACCCTGCATCTCAGTGGTAATAGCTCCAAGGATCTTTTCTGTTTGTGAAGCATGGGATAAGGTAAATACCAAACTCCCCGCCAGACCCATCGAACTGTAATTAGTCGTATTAAGCTCTAAAATAGACCCTGCATGCTTAATGGTAGTAGCATTGGAGGGCTCGTATCCAGGTGATGTATGCACACCCGATACCGTTGCACAATTACCAAACACCCCTGCTACGTTTGGTGATATCCCCAAACCCATCTTACCATCACCAAGCAAAATCATTAATGATGTCGTTGTATTAAGTAAACTAAATGCGGTCTCGGCTGCACCTAAAGCCGCTACCCCCGCACCAGACTTTTTACCAGTAACAATTTTAAAAGCGGCATCAGTATCTGTAGGATCAGTTACTCCATGATAGGCATTAATCGTTACTCCATTAACCGATGTAGAACATCCTCCTGCAGCACCTATACCTGTTATTTGTAAACCACCCTCTGAGAAGCCTGCAGCATGGGTACTGACATCTATCTGGCCAAAACAGTCAGTTGGAAGGATATCCATCATCCCATGTGCCATACCAGTCATGCGATATCGGTTAGCAGCCAGGGTAGTAGACACAGGGATACAAACATCTACTCGAGCTCCTGTAGCAGTAGTCTGACCGACTGCTACATATCCTGTAGGTGCCGAGAGCACTTTGGTGGTAGTGTTATATTTTAGACCAGAGTCTATGCCTAATTCCGATACATCTGTAATTGATCCCATATGTTAATCCTTTATGGCGGAAATTGTTGAATTATAGTCGGTGATATTAGTGTAGCTGCTCCACCATTTATCGTTAATCTAAATGTATAACCGTATAAATAACTTATAGCAGGTATAGTTGCGTATGGTACAACGGCATCCTCGGTAGTATACGTCGCTACTGTCGCGCTTGTCTGTGTATTAACAACCTCCCACAACCATGATGTGGCTCCAGTGGAATCACTGTACAAATACATATCTCCACCATAATAATCAGCCAGTGGAGGCCATACCTGCTCCTCCTCTTCGTACGTGTACATCAAATGAAAATCACACGTCACCACGGGAGGAGGTGGTGTTGGTGGTATTGGTGTAGGTGTAATCACCTCAACATTGTTATCTTTTGTCAAATGACCAACAGGATTAATTCCAACTCCACGCTGTACATCGAGCTCGAATTTGTGGAAGAATATCCTGCGACGATCATCATGGATATGTCCACCAGTCCTGATACGCTTTATGTTAGTCTCGTCATCATAATAGTAATCTAAGTCGAGCTTATAAATCTTTGCACTGCGATAGTCAGATACATAGTTCTGTCCACCAAAAAATACCTGGGTCTCGGCTAAATCACGTCCGTTAAATCCCGTCTTTACGTTTAAAAATCCTCTCTCATGCCACATATCAGTTGACATGTCATAACAGATCGTCTTCTGACCTTTGCCAAAGTTCAGGACATAAAAATAATGACCTTCCGTCTGGTAAACCCAAGCCGTGGCATCAGAAATGTCAGGGATTTGCCCAATCACGTACTCTATAGCGTGTGTAGATACTCTTTTTGGGATATATCCTGTCGCTGTCCACACGATACCATTGCCTTGAGCGTTCCCACCAAGCCATATGGCAGTATTATTAAGGACACCAAATGATTTTGGTGCGCTTATCCCAATATCCATAAAAGCAGAACCGACCCGTGCAAATGGGGAGTCTGCTAAGCCCGTATTACTCCAAATCTCTATCGTTTTTGAACCAAAAAGCCAGATATCATTGTTAACTTTGCCTATCGTAAGTAAATTATCAGGTGATCCTTCGACTGTATACTCGTTTAGCACTGGATCCAAATCATCAGGCGTCCAATGACTGCCATCTCCAAGCCGCGAGTAAATGAATCGACCTGTTTCTGGGATATTTTGAATAAAATATCTATCTTTTGTTATTACTACCGTACCTGTGACATACTCTGGAGTAGTAATTTGTTCAAATGCACCCTTTGCATGTAAAACAGTACCGTCAGCATTATAAAAATTCTTAAGATAGTATAGATACCCCGCTATCCCATCAACCAAAATCATCTGAGTCTCATTCTCAGAGAATGAGACTGCACCACTGTTTGATTTTAGTTTACCAATCTCGGTGTATCGTTTGTCATAAAAGATCTCATATAACTTATTACCAGATACCGCGAACCATCTACCATTCGCAGTAACATATTGACCTCTGATAACTCCATAAGCAAGATCCAAAAACAGCCTCTTGCCTGGTGTGCCGATGAGCGACAACTGCTCCTTGGCTTCAGGCGATGAGGATATCTCGGTGTAAAAATTGACGCACTCCTGGCTGTCGATCGAGGTCGACCTACCCTTATAAGAGCCGCCTAAAAATTGCAATCTCAATTTAAAAACCCCGAGTTATAATAAAAGATCCATCCCTATTACTATCACTACTTAGTAATGCTTCGGTACATGATAATTCAGGTATAATATTATTCTTAACTTTTATCAAAGCCTTTGCTTCTACGGCCTTTTTCAATGTAATCTCGTCCGTAGCTTTACCATATTCTGGAGCAATCTCTATTGCCAAGTTCCATATCAATGCCTTTAAGTATCCTGGAGGAAGAGTGAGCTCGTGCCTGAGCTCACTGAACTTAGTTAATTGCGTCAACTGAGATACGCTTATAGTATAAATAGCATCAGGTACTGGGTATAAATAAATAACACCCAACGGCTGTACTGGTTGATAATAAAGATAATTAGGCAAACCTTGCTGTGTTTTATCAGGTATGTTTTGATAATCAGTATCAGTAATAATAGCTAGGGGTGCATCAGACGTATCTCTACAAAATGCCGATTTTATAACTATGGGCCGATCAGTATCACAATCTCCTCCAACCCCTATCGTATATGACGACGACCCCACAGCGGTAGAAAAAGTATTACTTTTGATGTAATAGCACATTAGGTCTTCCAAGCTCCACTGCTCAATCATCATATTGAGGCTAGTAAACGCATCATTAACGTCCTGAGCATCACCTGAATCAAGCGAGGCGATAACTCCGTTGATCCTGAGAGCCCTATTAACGATATCGTATGCCGATGTACCCATATTATTGCCTCTTGGTATATTTACGTTTTACTCGCTCGATCTCTTCTGCACTCTTTTGCCTATCGATATCCAAAATTGGTGTCGACGGAGCCTTAATAGCATCACTCCCATCGATCAGAAAATCAAGATCATCAATTTCTACTGGCTTATCTTCAACTTTTACTATTTTAGGCTCTTCAGAAAAAATTTTTTTATTTTTGGGAGCTGGAGTGGGCTCCAAATTAGCTGGAGGAAATGGAAAATATCCAGGGTTTTTAATATACGCTGCTTTAAATTCGTCTGCAGTTTTAAAGGTTATAAATAACGAATCATTGGTAGTAATAGAAAGCGGATAAAATTGCTCGTCCATATTATGACTCCTTTTTCTTCCGCGAAAGATATTCGTGGAGATTGTTTTTGTACTCTTTTATGCCCTGATGGATGAAATTTATATCGGGCTCTACCCAAATTTCTCCACCGATTTCTCGCCACCGTCTACAAAATGCTGTATCTTCTCCGTACCAGGTATTCTCAGCGTTAAAGATAGAACCAGTATCAAAAAAATTATACAAATTATGCGAATCTTCCGACACCGATCCTTTATCAATCAACTCTTTGAATACCGTCCTGTTGATCCTGCAAAATCCCATCGGTACTGTAAACGCCGACACCAACCCAGTCTTCTCATCCAAACAATTATTGGTATGTAAATCGAACTTTAAGGTTATCGGGAATGGTATCTTGCCGCCTATGATATCTGGATCATCAGTCCTATATGGATATACTCCTGCTACTACTTCCAAATCGTGTTTAAATAGCTTCAAGATGTCGGACTTCTCAAACCCAACATCGCAGTCTATAAAAACAAGATCCGTAAATTTCGTATGTAAAAAAATTGTAGCGCAGTAGTTTCTCGCTCGAGCGATATAGGCATCGCCAGAGTGGAAGTAAGTTTGAACCTCGTGCCCAGCTTCCTTTAGCGTCTCTATATTACATAGCAACGCTTCTGCACATTTGGTCGTAATCTTACTTTCATAACTAGTTATAGCTATGAATATTTTTGCCATATGTATAGGAGAGGCCGAAGCCCCTCCTTACACTTAGTTCGTCAGGCCCAAATTCGTCAGGGCTGTCTTAATCGCTGCAATAGCTACCGTTGCAGTGGCTAAATCAGTGGCTGCTACGTTAGTAGTCTGTTGTACGACTGGAGTTGCCCCATAAAACCCTAATTTATCAGTCGCTGCTGCGCCAATTTTGGCACCGTCAGGCTGACCTGTCGTTATCTGCTGAATCTGTGTAACACTCATAATTTACTCCTATAAGTTTAGTTTACTTGTAAAGAGAGTGGGAGTCGTGACTCTCCCACTCATACCCCATCATCACACATCAGAAACTTAAACTCCGTAACCTATGACTCTGGTCGCCCACTCAGGACGGAGATAGACCATACCGAAGAATATGTCCATCCTCTCGATTGACTGTGCGTTCACTATGTCATACCCCTTCATATATCTGCAACGGAAACCATCATTGTTAACATTTGCAACTTCCATGTTTTTCGGAGTCGAAAGAGGAGCACTTGCAAATGCAAACGCTTTACGGTGCATGATAATATCATTGGTATACGTGTATGATGCTGTACCAACATGTGTAACTGCACCACCTTCAGTAGGATAACCAGAACAGTTCTGGTATGGTCCTGATACAACGAGTGACGGCTCAAAAGTGATTGTACCATCACCTGATCCATCGCAAGCTCCTGCCGTTTTGACAACCAGTTGCTTTAGGGAACTCAATTGCTGCTTGGTTTCAGGATTAATTTCGTAACAGCCTGCCATGGTGAAAATATCTCCAACTGTCCAGGTCTTAGACACACCAGCACCAGATACAACTACGGTGCCTGCTGTACCCTGCGTAGCTCCAACCACTATAGGAGTAGCATTAGTTCTGGTTCCGCAAGTATGCGATGCCAAAACAGGAGACATCTTCCAATTGTATCCAAGCATGTCAGAAATTTTACCTTCTGTCCACATCCTGGAAACTGCAGCCTGAGGATTAAACTGTGTCGCAGTAAGACCACCAATCAAAACAGCCTGTGTATCGGGGCAAATGAGAACAGAAACATCCCCATCATCCGGAGCAAGCTGGTTAATGATATTTTTTGCTGCTGTGCTGAAAAGCAGAGTAGTATTGGGCTGCGTGCCAGCAGTACCACCTATCATATTGGTGTGGTTCTTGATATACAGTGCAGCAACTTTGTCAACTTCGCTGGCGATACGCATACCCATGGGGGTAAGCACACGCTCAAGTTCATCGTCGCCCATCCGAGTAGCCAAATCAACTTCAGGAAAATTGACATCTATGCCACGTACTGTGTCAATAGTCAATGCAGAAGAAGTTTCTGTGATATCCTGCTGCGCCATAGACCAACCAGTCCTGACTGTAAACTGGTTAGGCCGTTTGATCTGCAGCGTTGGACCTATTTTAAGACCATCATATCCGGTTGAACGGAAACGAGTCTCAAACGACGTGTCCATGCTACTAACCACTTTACAGGCACCATGTGCAATGGCGACCGTCTTGCGTGTAAGTTCAAGTGGAGTAATCAATGTCTGTGCCATAATTTATCTTTCGTTAAGTTTTACCTGTCAATTTAGCCTTACGCTCTTTAGAGTATAAAGCAAACCATTCCTTATCACTAAGTTTATCCCTATTGGTCTCGACTCCTCCACCACCAGGTTTCTCTGGTGATATTGGCTTCGGTGCTGCTGATACTTTTGGTTTCTGGGTCTTGGCCTCTGTCAATCGGCCAGCAAGTTGTCCTAAGAAGAAAATCTGGTCTCCCGCCACTTTCATCCTGCTCAACTTTTGAGCATCTTCTGGATGTTTGGCGAGGTGGTACGTCAGGTCAGGTCCGATTGGTGATCTTTGGATCGCTTGGATCGCAACCTCTGGGACCATAACATTTTTTGCATCATCAACTATAT